GTGGTATTTTACTTCTCTCATATGCATTTGCTCTACCTTGTGTTCCTGTTTTAGAACCTCTTGGTGCCGCAACATGACAAGGGTCACCGTTCTTACACATCTTACGAGGAATCCATTCATTACTATTTGTCCATATGTCTGTTGGTTTCATTCTCTCATCACCATATTGACAATATGTAACTGTATTTCTTTTAAGGTCTTGCATAAATGGCATCTTACGAAGAACCCCTCTTGGGTTTTCAATAAACCAATATGTTGGATTGAAATGATTTATAATCTCAATTGTTTTTTTAACTAATTCAATACCTAAACGAGCGGTATCTGTTTTGGGAATGTATGCCCCTTTACCACCAGTCCAATGATGTCCTAAAGCTGCAACACTAAAACCAGTACAAGGTGGTGACGCCCAAATGATATCCGGTTGAAATGGAACTTTGGTAACGTCAAAATCTAAAATACTAATTGCGTAATGAATTCCTTCAAATGGTGTAATATCAGATGAAAATACTTCCATACCTAAACCCTCGGCAACCTTTCCAACGGATCGACTACCTGCAAATAATTCCAATACTTTCATTAACGTAGATGTTTAAACTTATTAGATAAGTTATTTATAAAATTTTCTTCTTCGATTGATAATAAATCTCTACACTTTGATAAGTGTTGCAAACTATCCCAAAATATTTGGTCGTTTACATTTGGTTTACGAACACCATTATTACTATTTTTGGTATCTTGGTCTGGTTGAATGTAACCATCCTCAATTAGGATTTCAACTAATCTGTCCTTTTCTCTTTTATTACATGAATCAACAAACTCACTTGGGTCGATATCAACTGATGCTTCAAATTCTGGCATATATTTTAATTTTAAATGTTTAATAAAATATAAGAAAAATATACGAGATAAAAAAATTAGAGAGCAAAACTTTCTCCACATCCACAAGTACGTGATGCAGACGGATTAGCCCACGTAAATCCCTTTCCATTTAAACCATCTGAATAATCTAATTCTGTACCAAAAAGATATAATAAAGATTTTCTATCTATGGCGACTTTTAAACCACCTTCAAGTTCAACTATTTCATCTGTTATATCCATAACATCATCGAAGTCCATTTTATATGAAAGACCACTACATCCACCACCAATTACACCAACACGAAGATGATGTGTATCTGGAGTTATTCCTTGATTTACCATTAATTCTACTAAATGGTTTAACGCTTTATCGGATATTGTTATCATTAACTTAAATGTTCTTCAAATTTTATTTCTTCCATACCATTTTTAACACGATAATCATTTATTGCGGATTTAATTGCATCTTCTGCTAAGACACTACAATGTATCTTAACTGGCGGAAGGTTTAACTCCTCAACTAAATCCATGTTATCGATTGTGACTGCCTCATCTAACGATTTACCTTTCAACCATTCAGTTGCAACTGAAGAAGAAGCAATTGCGGAACCACATCCAAAGGTTTTGAACTTAGCATCAATAATGATATTATCAATAACCTCAATCTGTAATCTCATTACATCTCCACACTCGGGTGCTCCAACCAATCCAGTACCTACATTTGATTTGGATTTGTCTAATGTCCCTACGTTTTTAGGATTTGAATAGTGGTCCAAGACCTTATCTGAATATGCCATAATAGTTGTTTATATGATAAATATCAGTCAATTAGTTCGTCTGTTATAATGTTATGGTCATTTAAGATTTCGTGTATCTTTTCAAATACCAATTCCAAAGCATCATATTTGTCAATTTCTTTACCCTCCATTGACCATTCTAAACCTTTTTTGGTGTTATGTACAATGTCCCATAAAGCCATCGCCATATCTAAAGACTTGACCGCTCTTAGATGTGCCATCGCATCTTCAGGGTCACTTAAGTTGTATTCTAACGTCGCTTTTGCCATAAGTCTTTAAGTTTTTTACCTGGTTTAGTTACTTTACCATTATTGTCCATCGTAGGTGCTCGGTAAATTTCATATGCAAACCATAACCCAAAAATAATTAAAACTGAACCTACGATTTGATAATTTGTCATAATTCTACGAATTTAGGTTTAAAAATTTGCCACCATTTTCTTTTCACAATGGGTCTACATTCTGAGAAAGGGTTATCACCAAAAGAAGCTTTATTTAAATATTTTGAAGATAGTACGTTAAAAAATATCTCATGATGTTTTTTTTCTATTTTTGCAAAATCAGCAACAATATCTACTGTTAATGAAATTGGTCCGTCTTCGGTGTACACAACAAACTCCTCACTTAGTTTAATTATTGAACTGGTTTGTATATTAATATAGGATCCATTACCAATGTGAAAGTTTGTATTTTTTTCACTCATGTTACTCTGTTTGTGTTGTTAATATTAATTCAATTTCTTCAACGGCTTCGGGGTTTTTTTCTCTATACATCTCTAAAGCCATTTCATACCTACCCGCTTCGGTAAAATGAATAAAGGATTCATCACGAAGACTATCAGATAATGTTTGTAAACTATCAATTTGTTTTAATGTTGATGATTTAAGTTCCTGATAAACTCTGTCCTTCTCAAAATATTCAAACGTCATTATGGTCAAACTTAATAATGTCATCGCTAACCCCGCTCTAAATTTAGTTTCGGTTGTCATTAGTCTAAATTTTTAATGTCAGTTAATGTTTTTTCTACGTCTTCTTCCGAAAGATAACCAAGTACGTCATTAGTGATTGGTGTGTCATAAGTAATGTGACCATCCTTACCAAAGACAGCCAATTCATATAAACCATCTTTACCACCATAAGTGTGTTCACCTTTTACAATACTAGCCCCATATCCGTTTGAAAATTGAACTATGCACTGTTGTCCTACCCCCATTGGGTGTTGTTGGAAGTTCAGTTCTTTGAACGAAGTTGGGTTCATGTTGTTTAATGGTCTTGTTGTTGCTTCCATCTTTTTGTTTTTTTAAACTTTTTACAAATGCAATTATTTGGAAATTATTCATAATCTATAATTAAATTTCTTCAATGATTCCCAATATTTCTGCCAATACAAATAGTGTGCCTGCGGCGACAAAATATTGTTGGAATAATGCTCCTCCCGCACCAATTCTTAGTATTGACTTAGCAATACTAATTTTGAAATGCCAATTTGATTTTGATTCTTTTGGTTGCATGATATAATATAGTTATTTTTTATGAGATTTCAAAACTTTTTGTGATTCAATATAATTGTCTATAAAATTGATACGTTGGCCAATCCAATACATTACATTGACGGTCATAGAGTTACCAATACCACCTTTAACGGAAGAATAACTTGGTTTTTTACCATCTATTTCAAAATCAAGGTAACCATCAGGAAAACCCTGAAGCCTCTCTAATTCTCTTTCTGTGAAGGTTCTAATACCATGTTTATCAATCCAAAAGTTAGATGTTGATACTTTACCAAATCCATCAACCAATGTTTGAGCATAACATTTAGTTACCGTACCTGCGAGTTTAATTTTTCCGAGAATGTTTGAGGTATACTCATCCCTCTTGATGCGATTCTTCTCTTCAACGCTTTCAAAACATCCTTCTTCAAATAATACGGAGAATGGGATTTTCCAATTGTTTCCGCGATATCCGACAATGAACACTCTTTTGCGTCGTTGGGGAACTCCGAAGTATTGGCTGTCGAAAACCCTATAAGCGATGGAGTATTCTTCCCCTTGGACAACCCCTTGTTTGTCGAGGCTTTCTGGTTTGAAGTCAACACCAGTGAAAGAGGAGATGATTTCACATAGGGCTTTTTTGTGTTTGTTTTTAAAAACGCCTTCGACATTTTCCCAAATGAACCATCTTGGTCGTTTTTCTTTAAGAATTCTTCCATACTCAAGGGAGATTCTACCACGGATATCATCCATTCCTTTGTTGAGTCCTGCATCGGAAAAAGATTGACAAGGCGTTCCTCCGACCAATAAGTTGAATTTGATTTTTTTGTAACTTTCATGTGAGTTTAATTTAGTGATGTCTGAAAATAATGGTGTGTTTGGATAATGATGAGATAGCACTTTTTGGGGGAA